ACGGATTTTGATTATGAAGGATCTAATTTTTCAGTCTTAATTGATACTTTAGCATACAATACTTACATTACTGCATTTAATGCAAACATGGTTGTAAATGAATCTTTCTTAGATTCTGCAGTATTACGTGAGAATGTTGTATCATTGGCAAGAAATATAGGTTATGTACCACGCTCTAGGACTGCTGCAAGGGCGCAGGTGTACTTTCCAGTTACTATTGATGCATCTACCTATTCTACCACTTCATTGACCTTACAGGCGGGTCTAGTGTGCGTAGCGAGTTCTGCTGATGAAGCATTCACATTCTCAATATCAGAAGATATTACAACAACAGTTACTAATGGTGTAGCAAATTTCGGAACATTAAGTAATCCAATTACTGTATACCAGGGTACATATGTTACTCAAACCTTTACTGTTGATGGATCATTAGATCAAAGATTCTTATTAGAGAACCCATATATTGATACTTCAACTATAGTTGTATATGTAAAAGGATCTTCAGATACAGGTGATGGAAAACAATATTCTTTAGTTGATAATATTGTTGGTGTTAATAAAGATTCAGAAACATATTTAATTCAAGAAGTACAAGATCAAAAATATGAATTATTATTTGGTGACGGAATATTTGGTAAAAAATTAGAAAATAACTCTGAAATAACTGTAGGTTATATTACTAGTGATGGTAAAGCAGGAAACGGACCATCTCAATTTACCTATACAGGAACAATTCGTGATGCTCTTGATAATATTATTCCACCTCAAACATTACCAACGATTAATACAACTTTACCTGCCTCTAATGGGGGCGAGATAGAGTCTATAGACTCAGTTAAGTATTTTGCACCTAGACTGTATTCAGCGCAACACAGGGCGGTTACAGGCAGGGATTATGAGGCAATAATACAAAATATCTACCCAAACACCGAAAGTGTCTCTGTTGTTGGTGGAGAGGAGTTAGATCCTCCACAATTTGGTACAGTTGTAATTACAATTAAACCAAAAAATGGTGATTATGTTTCTGACTTTGATAAACAATTAATATTAGCAGATTTAAAAAACTATTCTCTTGCAGGAATTAATCAGAAAATATTAGACCTTAAATTATTATTTGTAGAATTAGAAACCTATATTTATTATGATGCTTCAAAAGTTGCTAATGTTGATAGATTAAAAACTAGAATTACTGAAGGATTAACTACTTATTCTAAATCAACTGATATTAATAAATTTGGTGGTAGATTCAAATATAGTAAAGCATTGAATATTATAGACCAAATTGATAATGCAATTACTTCTAACATTACTAGGGTTAAAATTAGAAGAGATTTAAAAGCAGTTTTAAATTCTTATGCCCAGTATGAATTATGTTTTGGTAATGCATTCCATATTAATCCAGAAGGACGTAATATTAAAAGTAGTGGATTTAAAATAGAAGGTGAAACACAAACAGTATACATAACCGATATACCTAATAAAGATGCTAATGGAGATTTAGATGGATCTGGAAAAGGTGTTATATCAATTGTTAAACAGAATTTAATTAATGACGAGACAACTGTTGTTGTTAAATCTGCTGGAACGGTTGACTATGCAAAGGGTGAAATTATGCTAACCACAACTAATATTACTTCAACCTTAGAAAAAAATAATATTGTTGAAGTTCAAGCATTCCCAGATTCAAATGATGTTATAGGACTTAAGGACTTATACCTCGATTTTAGCATCTCAAATACTACAATAAATATGGTTAAGGATACCATTACATCAGGTGAACAAATATCAGGTGTTGGATTTAAGGTCACTTCTAGTTACTCAAACGGAGATTTAACAAGAACATGATAGGCACTGGGATTGATGCTAGAGTACAAGTACAGCAGATAATAGAAAATCAGCTACCAGAGTTTCTTTTAACAGAAAGTCCGAAGACAGTTGATTTTTTAAAACAGTATTATATTTCGCAGGAACACAGAGGTGGTCCAATTGATCTTGTAGATAATTTAGATCAGTATATAAAATTAGATAATTTAACTCCAGAAGTTATTGTTGGTATAACAACTCTTTCTGTTGGTATAGGAACTACTGCTGCTGTTAGTGATATTAATGTTAGTAGCACAAAAGGATTTCCAAATAAAGATGGATTATTCAAGATTAATAATGAAATATTTACATATAGTGGATTAACAACCAATACATTTACTGGTGTTACTCGTGGATTTAGTGGAATTACATCATATAGGCAAGATAATAATCCAAATGAATTAGTTTTTACAACTACAACACCTACAACACATGCAGTTGAATCAACTGTTATTAATTTAAGTGCTCATTTCTTAAAAGAATTTTATAATAAAATTAAATTTACTTTTACTCCTGGGTTAGAGGACACTAATTTTGTTCCTAACTTAGATGTTAGTAATTATATAAAACAATCTACTTCTCTTTATAGGTCTAAAGGTACTGCAGAATCATTTAAAATATTATTTGGTGCTTTATATGGTGTAGATCCAAAAATTATTGATCTTGAAGAATTCTTGCTTAAACCATCATCAGCAGAATTTATTAGAAGAGAATTAATTGTTGCAGAAAGAATTTCTGGAGATCCAGCTAAATTAATAGGTCAAACTGTTAAAAGTTCGGTAGATACAGAAATTCAAGGATCAGTATCTGAAGTTGAAATCTTTAGTCGATCATTTGGTAGAACTGGAATTAGTACATATTATAAAATAAATTTATTTGTTGGATATGGTGATGAAGTAGTAGACGGAAAATTCAATATTCCTGGAAGAACTAAGGTTATAGGAAATATATCGGTTGGATCGTCTGTTGTTACAGTTGATTCTACTATTGGTTTTGGTGCAACTGGAACAGTTATATGTGGAGTTAATACCTCAGTAACATATACAAATAAAACTGTTAATCAGTTCTTAGGTTGTACTGGTATTACTTCTGCAATTAATTCAACAGATACATTAAGATCTGATGAAGTTATTTTTGGATATGAAGATGGAGACTTAGATAAAAAAGTCGAAATGAGAATTACTGGTGTAGTTAATAATTTTGTTCCTATTTCAAATATTAATGCTTCTTCTATTGGTGAGAAAATAACTGTAAAGAATTTAGGAGAGAGTATTCCTAATCCAATTAATCCATCAGATAAAGAAATATTTGCTAATTCGTGGATTTATAATACATCATCTACATATGAAATTGATTCTATTTCTGGATCAACTTATGTACTTAAATCACCTGCAGATAAATCAAGTTTAAAAGAAGGTGATAAGGTAGAAATTATCTATAGAGCAGCATACACAGTTAGTGCTACTGCTGCTGTTAAAGAAATTGTTATTAATAATCCTAAAGAAATAATATTAGAGAATTTAGTATTTTCTGGTACAGCAGATCAACCATTTTTGGAAAGTGAAGAACATGATTTAAGAAGAGTTTTAAATAAAGCAACTAGTTCTGGAAGAGAACTTAAATATGGAAATAATGTTCTAACTTCTGATATACAGAATGTTTATAATGATTTTGATAAAGATTTCTATGTAGCATCTAATTCATTACCTTCATATGATATTATGGAGGATATTTCTAGTTCTAATATTCCAGATGCAACTGGTACTGAAAGAAATGATCTTGCAGGTAATCCAGGAACTACATTACAAGGATATGATTCTGTTTTAGATAATTATTCTATTATTTCATTCCCATCTAAGGTTCCTTTTATTACTGGTGATGAAGTTGTTTATACTCCAGAAGATGATAATATAATTGGATTAGATACTGGTGCTAAGTATAATGTAAGAGTATTAGATGATCCAAAACAAATAAAAGTATATCGTTCTTTAGCATTTGTTGTAACAGATGAACCTCTAAGATTTAAAGAACCTGTAGGTATCGGATCTACTACAAAACATGATTTTTCTCTATTTTCTCATGCAAATAGAAAAATTGGACCAGAAAAAGTTCTTAAAAAATTCCCAATAATACCAGATATTAAAACTGGTGAAAATACTAATACTATTCCAGGTGCAACTGGATTGTTAATTAATGGCGTTGAAATTTCAAATTATAAGTCTGATGATAAAATATTCTGTGGTCCAATTGCAAAATTAAATGTATTAAACGGTGGTTATAATTATGATGTTGTTAATATACCATCTATTACCTTAACTGGACCTTCAACATCATTAACAGCAGGTGCAGGAACAACTGCATTAATTCAACCAGTTGTTAGTGGTGTTATTACATCAGTAACTGTTGATCCACAGAATTTTGATATTAAACAAATTAAAGCAGTTACTCTTACAGGAGGAAATGGAACTGGTGCTGTTTTAAAACCATTTGTTAGTAAGAGATATCGTGAATTAAGATTTAATGCTCGTGCTACTTATCTTCCTGGTGATGGTGGGGTTGATATTAATAATGAGCAATTAATTTTTGAATATGAGCATAATTTATTTAATGGACAGGCTCTAGTTTATGATTCAAATTTAAATGAACCTGTTGGTACTAGTACCTATATGGGAAGTAATACTTATACAGGAGGAACTTCAGGTATATCAAGTACATTAATTCAAGATAACGTTTATTATCCTGAAGTTGTTGGTGTTAGTTCTATTAAATTATATTCAACTATAGAGGATTTCCAAGCTGGAATTAATACTGTAGGGTTTACAACATATAATAATCGTGGTATTCATAAATTTAGACTTTATGACCCAGAAATGACTTTAGAGTCTGTTAAAGTTATTAATCCAGGTAGTGATTATCAAAATAGGAAATTATATGTAAAACCAGTAGGAATTTCTACAGTTAATTCAACTGTTACCTTTGAAAATCATGGATTTAAAAATGGGGATAAAATATTATATTCTACTAGTGGAACAGCGATATCTGGATTAACTACTGCTACAGGAGTTACTAAAACAACACAACATTATCAAGTTATAAAATTAGACGATGATACATTTAGATTAACTAATGCAGGAATTGCTGGAACTTCAACTACTGATTATACTCGTAAGAAATATATTAGATTTGGTGGAGTTGGTACAGGACTTCATAGTTTTGAATATCCACCAGTAGAACTTAATGTAGAAGTTGAATTTGTTGGTGTATCAACTGGACCAACAGGTATTAATACTAATCCTACAGGAATAGTAACTGTTACTCCTAATGTTCGTGGATCAATAGTTCAGACTTATGTTTATGAAGGTGGAACTGGATATGGTTCCACAATCCTTAATTTTGAGAAAAAACCATTAGTATCCATAAAAGTTGGAGAAAAGGGTAAATTAAAACCAATTATTAGTCAAGGTAAAATAATTGCTGTTGAAATACAAAATCAAGGTAAAGATTATAATGCACCACCAGATTTAGAAGTAATTGGTGTTGGAACAGCAATAGGTGCTAAATTAAGAGCAATTGTTAAAAATGGTGCTATTAAGCAAATTGTAGTTATTAAGAGTGGTGTTGGATATGCAGCGTCAACAACAAGTATTGAAGTTACTGCACCTGGATATGGAGCTATTTTAGATCCAGATGTTCGTGGATTAAAAATTAATAATTTCAAGAGATTTGGTGATGAAATGTTGTTACCATCAGAACTTGAATCTGATCAATTAAAATATAATGTAGTTGGATATTCTACTAATGTTAGAGTTGCATTTGCTGATACTGGAGCAACTCATTCTCCAATTATTGGATGGGCAAATGATGGAAATCCAATTTATGGACCTTATGGATATGATGATTCTACAGATCTAAACTCAGCAACTAGAATGCTTAACGTTGGGTATGCTGCTAGTGCTTCAATGATTCCAGATAGACCAGTAGGATTTGATACTGGATTCTTTGTAAAAGATTATTTCTGGGATGGTTCTGGAGATTTAGATAGACATAATGGAAGATTTGGTAAAACACCAGATTATCCAAATGGTACATATGCTTATTTTGCTGGTATTGGTGTTAATCCAGATAATAATCAATTAGAAACAAAATTCCCATATTTTATTGGACATACTTATAGATCTAATCCAATTGCTGAGAATTTCTCAATTAATCAAAATAATTTTGATTTTAATAATTCTAATTTAATTAGAAATACATTCCCATATAAAGTATCAGATCCTGGTGCAGATAATGATTTCCTTGTAGAATCCAATGAATTACTTGAACAGACTGCAATAGTAGAATCAGTTACAAAAGGATCTATAGAATCATTTGATATTATTACTGCTGGTATTGGATATACTGTAGGTCAGGGTGCTATTTTTGATAATGAAGGTACTAATGGAGGAGGAGTAGATGTAAGTATTGATAGGATTACAGGTAAGGCTATTGTTGATGTTACAACAGATGTAGAGACAGAACAAGATGTTGTTTTTGTTTGGAATAGTGAAAATCAAATATCTGGATATATTTCAACATCACATTCTTGGATAGAAAATGATGTAATATCAATTTCTGGTGTATCTACCTATGTTCAGAATCTTATAGGTTCACATAAGATTGGTATTACTAGTGCAATAACATCTTTATATGAAGATGTCCCTGCTAACTCAAATTCTGGAATTATTACTGATATTCATGTTGCTTCACTACCACAAAGAATATCTATTGGTAGTAGTATTGGTATAGGAACAGAAAGATTTTTAGTTCTACAAACATTTAAGAATAGAAATATATTAAGAGTGAAAAGAGGTGTTGTTGGAGCAGCACATACTGCATCTAGTGAAATTAAATTAATTCCTAGTTATTTTACACTTCCTGTTAATAGTAAGTATTTTGAATCAAAAGTAAATAAAAAAGTATGGTTTAATCCTGTACAATCAGTTGGTGTTGGAACCCAAGTTGGAATAGGAACTGATGTAACTATGACAATAGGAGGAATATCGAAGAGTGTTAATGTTCCTTCTCAGAGTATATACATACCAGATCATCCATTTGAAACAAATCAAAAAGTAACATTTACTAAGCCTGGTCCTGGGTTAGCATTAACTGTAACTGATAATGATGGTGGACCGAATTATAATATCCCAATGTTGGGAAATACTCAGACTCTTTATGTTATTAATAAGTCTAAAGATCATATAGGACTTACTACACAAGTTGGATTAGGAACAACTGGAAGTCTATTCTTTGTTTATAATGGAAGTGATGATAATGAATATTCTATAGAACCTACTTATTCACAGGTAACTGCAAAAGCACAAAAGATAACATCTAAAGTATCTGTTTCTACTGCACATAGTTTGGTGGAAAAAGATTTTGTTAATCTTACTATCAAACCTAGTGAGTCAGGAATTACTACAGTAAAATATAATTCTGATAGAAATAAATTATTAATTAATCCAATTGGATTTAATACTACAGGTATTAATACAACTACAAATACTATAACACTTAGTAAGCATGGATTAAAAACAGGTGAAAAAGTATTATATACTGGTAATCTTGCTGCTACGGGATTATCAACAAATACCTCATATTTTGTTTATAGAATAGATGATGATTCTATTCATCTTGGAGAGACTTTATATGATGTAGTTAATTTCCCACCAAATGTTATTAATATAACTGATTTTGGTGGTTCTACACAAGAATTAGCATTAATTAATCCACAAATTCAAGTTATTAATAATAATAATTTAGTATTTGATTTAAATGATAGTTCTCTTAATGGTTATGAATTAAAATTATTTTATGATAATGATTTTAAAAATGAATTTATATCTACTGGATCCACAGAAAGTTTTATATTAAGTGGAACTGGAACAACAACTACAACATATAATTATCATACAGATAATCCATCTAGAATATATTATTCTATTGAGAAATCTGGATATATTAGTACAGCAGATGTAGATGTTAAGAATAGGTCTGAGATAGTTTATATTGATAGTAAATATACTGGTGATTACAATGTATTTGGAGTTGGATCAACTACATTTAATGTATCATTAACAGAAGTTCCCGAAAAATTATCTTATACTGCAGCAAATATTGGTGTAGGAACTATAAAATATGCTACTGATTCTAAATTAGCAACAGGTGGTGTTGATAGATTAAAAGTTAATTTTGGTGGGCAAGGATATAAGTCATTACCTACTTTTGTAAGTATGGCTTCTACAACTGGACAAGATGCTCAAATTGTACCAAAATCTAAGGTTGTTAATGTTATTGATGATGTTGATATTCTTGATCCTGGATTTGAATATCCATCAGATAAGACGTTAAGACCTGAAGCTTCAATTTCACCAACAATAACTGTAAGAGATGCTGATAAGATTAATGATATTGAAGTTTTGTATGGAGGACAAAATTACTTAGGTTCACCAGATTTAATTATTATAGATCCAGTAACAAGGTCTGAAGTAAGTACTGGTGCAATTGAACCAGTAATGACTGCAGGCTCAGTAGAATCTGTAAATATTCTTGCTAATTCTGTGGGATTAAAACCATTAGAGCATTTAATTTTTGCTGTTAATAATACTAATGGAATTGCTGTTGATCGTGTAGTTGGACCAAGTACTACTGGAGTAACTGGTATATTAACTTGTATATTAAAAACACCTACACTTGGATTCTCTACTAATCCAACACCTCTTGCTGCTGGTGATTTAGTTTATATTGAAGGTTTACAAAAACATAGTACAACTGGAGATGGATTTAATTCTTCTGATCTTGGATATAGATTCCTTACAATTAAAACATATACAACTGCAAATGCTCAAGGTAATGCTGAAGTAGAAATTGATTATACAGATTTTACTACAAATACAGGTATTGCTAAGACAGTCCAGCAAGGATATGGTTCTATTATTAAATTTGTTGATTATCCAAGATTTAATGTAGTACAATCTTCATCACCATTTATGGTTGGAGAAGAGGTAGTTGTACTAGTTAATGGTGCTTATGTAAATCAAGGACTCACTGTTGCTGAAAGTGATGGTGATAATCTTAAGGTATATGGTGACTATAAGTTATTTGTAAATGATACCTTAAGAGGTGTTATTAGTGGAAGTGTAGCAACGGTTAATACAATTGTTTATAATACTGGTAGATTTGATGTTAATTATTCATCTCGTAGAGATAAAGGATGGTCAGACGATGTAGGTAAATTAAATGAAGATTTCCAAGTAATACCAAATAATGATTATTATCAGAATTTATCATATAGTATTCAAAGTCCTATTACTTATGATGAATTTATTGATCCAGTAAACCGTTTAGTTCATACTAGTGGATTAAAGAATTTTGCTGATACTGGAATAACATCAATTACACAAGCTGGTATTTCTACTATTACTGCTACATCAGAAGTAGTTCGTGATTTAATAAATGAAGAAAGAGTAGATACAATTAATATTCTTGATTTTGTTCTTGATACGGATACATATAATAATAGATCTAAGTATATTAAATTTGGTAATATTAAATTATCGGATTATATAAAAAATAGAACTAATAGAGTTTTAAGTATTGATGATTTTAGTGATAAATTCTCTAATTCTGAATCATCATTAAGTGGATATAATCAATTAACTGTTTATGAAGATTTTGCAAGATTTTTAGTTCAGATTAAAGATCCAAATACTAATAATACACAACTTACAGAATTAGTTGTTTATAGAGATAATGATGATACTTTTACATTTGAAAAAGGAAATGTATTTAATGGATCTACAGAACATGCAACAATAAAGGGTGTAGAAAATCTATTAAGAATAACACCTTCTGATATTTTCGATGATGATCTTGATATTAAAATATTAAAGAATGCATTTACAAGTCCTTTAGCAGGTATATCTACACGAAGTGTTGGATATGTTAGTTTAACATCTTCAAATAGAGTTGTTGGTGTAGGTACAACAGTACAAATTACTGCTAATAATCTTCCTAATATAGAATCATATTTTGCTTCAATAGAACTTAGTGATAATACTACTAATGAAAAGAATTTTGTTGATCTTTATGTAACACATGATGGAACTCATTCATACATTTCTCAATATTATGCTGATAGTGGAATAACAAGTTCAATATCTGTATCAAGTAACTTTATTGGTACATTCACTTCAGATATTAGTTCTAATATTTTATCATTTAATCATTATAATGATACTTCAAATGAAGTAAATGTTAGATCTAGAATTGTTGGATTTGGTACTACAGCAGTTGGTGTTGGAACACATTATTTTAATAGTTCTGGTCAAACGGAAGGAACAGAAAGAAGCGCAAGATATGAATCTAAGTATTTTAATATTACTAATTCTAATGCAAGTAATTCTTACGGTAATAGTGTTGGTATTGATACTTCAATATTTACTGGTGTTAAGAGTCTTATAAGAGTTTCATGTGGTACTACTAGTGCATTACATCAGACGTTAATGATGTTTGATGGTGTAGATACTTATTTGAGTCAATATCCATTTGTTTCAATCGGAACTACTAGTGGAATTGGTACATTTATAACTTCTAGATCTGGTGGAAAAACATTCTTAAAATTCAAACCAGATGCTGCTTTTAATGGATCAAATATTGAAGTTCAGCAATTTGATGAATTAATTTACACTGAGAGTGATCAATTTAATACACCACCAGATTTAATATATGGAAATGTTAGTGATTCTGTCTCATTATTAGCATATAATGCAATTAATGGAACTAGATCAACTAAAACTGAATTTGAACTTGATCATGATGGTGTTCCTATTTTTGAAAAGACATTTGATCCTTCAGATACTACTAAATTAAATCCAGCTACAGGAGAGTTTACTATTAGTGATCATTTCTTTAGAACTGGTGAAAAATTAATTTATGCTCCAGGAGCTACTTTCTCTGGAATTGGTAGCACTGCAATGCAACATGTTTCTGGAACAGATTTACCTAATGAAGTATATGCTATAAGAATTGATAGAGATAGATTTAGAATTGCTACAACAGCAGCAAATGCAAATGCTGGAACTGGAGTTACATTCTTAAGTACTGGTTCTGGTAATGCTCATAAGTTTGAAATGGATAAAAAGATGGAGAAGAGTTTACTCTCTATCGATGGAATAATTCAATCTCCATTAATGTGGACTCCTATTAATACTACATTAACAAATAATGGTGCTCATATTTCCACATCTAGAACAATTTTTGAGGTTGCTGGTATATCTACCATAATACCTACAGATATTGTAAAAATTGATGATGAATATATGAACGTTGTTTCTGTTGGAATAGGAACAACTGCTTTAGGACCAATAGATGGTGGTGGTAGTGCAAATCTTATAGAAGTTACAAGAGGATTTGTTGGAACTGCAGCAACTGCACATGCTAATAATGCTGCTGTTAGAATATACAAGGGTTCTTATAATATGGTTGGAAGTAAAATTCACTTTACTGAAGCACCATTAGGAACTAATTTAACTCAATTAAATGAGCAGAATCTAGAATATGCTAGAGCAACATTTAATGGTAGAGTATTCTTAAGAGATGATTATACAACTAATGAAGTATTTGATGATATATCAACTGGATTTACTGGAATTGGTCAGACATTTGAAATAACAAAAGAAGGAGTTGGAATTGGATCTACAGCATTAACAACTGGTGATGCTATGAATTTAATTAATGGTATCTTCCAGGTTCCAACTACCGATAATAACGTTGGAAATAACTATAGTTTTGTTGGAATAGGAACCACACAGACTAATATTATATTTACTGGTATTACTTCTACTGATGGAAGTGTTATTAAGAGTGATACTGATATAAATTCAAATCAACTTCCACGAGGTGGAATGATTGTTTCTCTTGGATCTACTGGTGGATTAGGTGTAGCACCTTTAGTTGGTGCTATTGTACACCCTGTAATCGGAGCAGGAAAGTCTATTGCAGAGATAGTTGGTATTCCGACAATAGGAAATGCAATTGGTATTACTACAGCGTCATACGATAACCTCACAGGATATCTAGAAATAACTACAGATGTACCACATAACTTCAGACCTTCTAATGAAGTATGTTCTCTTGTTGGATTAGAGTTCACATGTAGTGGTACATATACTATTTCTGATGCAAATTATGACGAAGTTACTGGTAATTTAGAATTAACTATTGGAAATCATGAATTCCAAGTAGGTGAAAAGGTTGGAATTGGTACTTCATCTTTAGTATTCCAGTGTAGTCAAGATAATTATGGTAGTGAGCACAATTATCCTCGTCATGGAATTGATCCAATTGCTGGTATTGGAACTCCTATTATTGATATAACAAGCACTAAGGTTACTATTAATGTTGGTATTGGTACTACTGCAAAGCACAAGTATGTAAGTGGTGGTATTCTTAATTATGGAAGTCAATATGTTGGTGTAACAACAACTATTTTCCCTGACGCTCAAAATGATAGACCATTCTCTATTATAGAAACAATAACAGATAAGACATTTGTAGCAAATGTAGGAACAAGTACAGTTAGACATAAGTATGTTGGATCAGGAACTGCATATCCATACTATAGTGATCTAAATTGGGGTTCTGGATATTATGGTAATGTTGCTATTGGTGTAACTGATGATGTATATGAACATAAGTTTGTAAGTGCTGGTGTTGGATCTATCACTGCTAATGCAGGTGGACCATTTACTGCTATCGATGCACAGTATGAATCACACACTGGAAATTTAACATTAACTATTCCTGGTCATGGATTAACTGTATCCAATACAGTTGGTTTTGATACTGGATTCTTGGTAATGAGTTGTTCTAGAGATAACTTTAAGACTAATCATTCATATCCACGTACAACTGACCCTGCTAATGCAGCAACTCTAGCAATATCTTCTGTAAGTACTGATACTATTACTGTTGGTGTAGGAAGTGCTGGTGGTGGTGGATATGGTGCAGTTGTAACCGCAAGTATTCCATACAACACACATTTCTTTGAGGGTGCTGATGCTAATGCTGTTAATGTTACTGGTGGTAGTCAATTAACACCTACTAATGCAACATATGAACCAGCAACTGGAGATCTTACTATAACATTTGGAGCTACTCATAGTTTGAGTACTTCTAATACAGTAACTCTTGATAATGATTCATTCAAGTTCTCATGTAATCAGGATAATCGTAAGAGTATTCACACATATCCTAGATCAACTGATCCTGCTTCTGGTTCTACATTAGCAATTTCAGCAGTACCTACAACATCTTCTATTACTGTAAATGTTGGAAGATCACCAAATGGAACTGGTGGTGCTCTACAATTCGCTATTGGTGCTGGTGGTACTGGATATGTTAATCCACATATTGTTATTCCTCAACCTGCTTATGAGAACCTTGAGATAACAGGTGTTTCTAGAAGAGGTATTGGTAATACTACTGATACTGGGACAGGTCAATTAATTACTGTATCTGTTTCACCATCTGATATTGTAACTGGTATTGGATCTACTTCTTGGACTGTTTCTGACTTTAGTGTTGCTAGAAGTGGACATTCATTTAAACTTGGAGATGTATTTAAACCAGTTGGATTAGTAACTAGCAGATATCTTAATTCTTCATCTTTAATAAGTGAATTTGAACTTACTGTAACTGATACATTTACTGATAACTTTACATGTTGGAATTTTGGACAATTTGATTATATTGATTCTATAAAAGATCTTCAAAATGGAACTAGAACTAGATTCCCATTAAAATATAATGATCAATTATTAAGTTTTGAAATAGATGGTGAAGATCCAGATTCAGCGTTAATTGATATGAATACTTTATTATTAATCTTTATAGATGGTGTAATACAGAATCCTGGTGAAGCATATAATTTTGAAGGTGGAACTACATTTACCTTTACTGAAGCACCTACAGTGAATGATAAAGTTTCAATATTCTTCTATAGAGGAACAATAGGTAATGATAGTGCTATTTTCACAACAAAGGAAACTGTGAAGAAAGGAGACCTTCTAAGGATTAATAAGATAGGTATTCACACAGAACAAGATTATAGAGTACTTGCTGGTATTACTACTTCTGATACTATAGAAACCGAATTATATTATGGTTTAGGTGTTGATGAAAATAACTTTAAACCAATGTCTTGGAATAGACAGAAGTATGATAGGGTAATTAATGGTGAAATTGTTTATAAATCTAGAGATTCTATAGAACCATATGTGTATCCAACAGCAAGAATTATTAGTGATGTTTCAGCAACTACTAGTGAAATTATTGTAGATAATGCACAATTCTTCAATTATGAAGAAAATGAATCTGCAATTGTTATTACTGATCAAGTAAGTGCAATGATCATACCTGATTCTAGTGATCCAGTTGCTGCTGGTATTACTGCTGTAGTTTCTGCTGCTGGAACAATAACATCGTTATCAATTACTTCTGGTGGTGTTGGATATGGAACAGCAACTGTTGCAATAGGAAATCCATTCTCTGTCGGTGTTTCTACAGTTTTCCATCCTACTGGTGTTAATACAGTTACAGGTATAGGATCAACTGCTACTGCAACTCTTACTTTAACTAATGGTGTAATAACTGGTACTACAATAGTAAATCCAGGGTTTGGATATAGTCAATCTGCTCCACCAGCAGTTATTGCTTCCTATCCATCATGGAATAGAGAAAAAATTGAATCTATTGATATAATTCAGGGTGTAACTGGTATTGTTACTGGTATAACAACAAGTGCTCCTACATCAGGAAAATTAGCACTTGAAATTAGTTTAGAGAAACCTGGTAATTCTAGTTGGAGTGGAATAGCAGTTGGTCACCCAATATACATTTACGATACTACAGTTGGAACAGGATTAACATCTATTGCTACCTCTAAGAATAATAATGATACAGTTGGAATAGGAACTAGTTTTGCTGATAACATATACCATATACAGCAATGGAGTGCTACTGGAAATTCAGGTTTAGCTACTTGTTATATTCATACAAATACAAATCATGTAGGTCTTGGAACAACTGCACCTCCTAATAAGATTTGTGGTAGATTCTCTTGGGGTAGACTTGCTGGAATTGCTAGAACTACTGTAAACCCAGTTTCTATAGGCGTTACTGGATTAACTGTTGGACTAACGACAGGCTCTGGAATATCAACTTTCCCAACACTTCAACGTCGTGATTATGGTTGGAATGATAGTGGAGCATTAAAACCAGATCTTGGGTAGTATAAATACATAAAAAAAATGAAATAAATGGCTGCAATTGTAACTGACCAATTTAGAATTCAGAACGCAAATAATTTTGTGGAGTCAATTGATAACCCTGCAAATTCTTATTATGTGTTCTTGGGTCTTCCGAACCCTGCACCTGCTACCGTTGGTTTTGGTAGAACTGGTACAGATTTAGCTGCCTATAATTCTAATATTCCAAATCCAGTAGATACTATTAATAATATTAACCATACATCAGATACGATGATGTTTGGTAAAAAGGTTAATAGTGCAAATATAAGAAGATTGGTTAAGAAAAGAATCTGGAAAACAGGAACAACATATGAGATGTATCGTCATGATTATAGTGCTACATCAAGATCTCCTTTAACACAATCAGCTAGATTATATGATGCTAATTATTATGTAATGAATAAAGATTATAATGTTTATATTTGTATTGATAATGGTTCTTCTGGTATCAATACTACTGGAAATGCTTCAAAAGATGAGCCAGTATTTACTGATGTAGAACCAAGTAAAGCAGGAGAAAGTGGTGATGGTTATGTTTGGAAATATTTGTTTAGTGTTCCTCCTAGTGATATTATAAAATTTGATTCTACTGATTATATTTCTGTTCCTAATGATTGGTTATCTACGACAACCTCTCAAATAAAAGCAGTAAGAGAAAACGGAGATTCTACTACTAATAATAACCAGATTAAAAAAGTTTATATTGATAAACAAGGAAGTGGATACTCACCAAATCTATCTGGTTTAGAACTAGATATTCTCGGTGATGGTACTGGTGGAAAAGTTGTTATTGATACCAATAGTCTTGGTAAAGTAACAAGTGCAGTTGTTTCTTCTGGTGGACAAGGTTATACTTATGGAATGGTTGATTTAGGTGGTGTTAATAGCGGTGTATCAACTGCAAATGCAGCAAAGTTGATACCTATTATTCCACCATCTAGAGGACATGGATATGATCTTTATTCTGAGTTAGGAACTGATAAAGTTCTTATATACACTCGTTTTGATGATACTACTAAAGATTTTCCAGTAGATTCTAAATTTGCTCAAATTGGAATAGTAAAGAATCCAACACAGGCTGGATCAGCTACTACATTTACAGATCCTCAGTATTCTTCATTATCTGCAATTAAGTTCTCTAGTGTTACTGGAGCACTTCCAACTCCAGGAACAATAGTAAGACAGACAGTAACTGGAGGTACTGCTCAAGGTTATACAGCATCATATGATGAAGAAACTATGGTCTTGAAATATTTCCAAGATAGATCATTGTATTTTAATTCAACTACAGATGATCAAACAGATTATGTTGGTGTATCAACTAACTCAACGATACATGCATTTAATTCTTCTACTAATGCAGTAACATCAACAGGTGGTTTTTCTGGAGCAGTTGATACTACATTTACCGATACTAAAGTTACTACAACTGGAAATAAAGTTGTTGACTTATCTACTTCTTTTACAATAGGGTTGTCTTCACCTGAGATAAATAAAGGGTCGGGTGATATACTTTATCTAGATAATAGACCGTTAATATCACGGAACTCTAGACAAAAAGAAGACATAAAAATTATCTTGGAATTCTAAAAAATGCCTCAGAAAACTAATTTAAATATAAGCCCATATTTTGACGATTTTGATAAGACTAATAATTATCATAGAGTCTTATTTAAGCCAGGATTTCCTCTTCAGGCAAGAGAATTAACAACTTTACAGTCGATCTTACAAGATCAAGTAGAGTCATTTGGTAGTCATATGTTTAAAGAGGGATCAATGGTGATCCCAGGTAATATTTCATATGATCCAGAGTATTACTCAATTAAATTAAATGATGAGCATTTAGGAGTTCCAATTTCATTATATATTGGTGATTTGGTAGGAAAAAGGTTAAGAGGACAGAATTCTGGTACTATTGTAGTTGTTGATAAATTTGAACTTGCTGCTGAAGGAACAGATATAATATATCCTACTATATTCATAAAATATGTAAGTGGTACTTCTGGTGGTGCTATTGGTTCTTTGGATGATGGAGAAGCATTAATAACACAGGAAACATTTAGCTATGGAAATACTGTCTTTAATGAAGGTGATAGTGTAGTTACTCTTATTTCTCAAGATGCTTCAGCTGTTGGATGTTCTGCAGCAGTTGGTGATGGAGTTTATTTTATTAGAGGTCATTTTGTAAATGTTACTGCTGATAAGATTGTTTTAGATGCTTATAGTAATACACCATCTTATAGAGTAGGACTAAGTATAAATGAAGAGTTAATTACTTCTAGAGATGATGATTCTTTATATGATAATGCTAAAGGATTTTCTAACTATGCAGCACCTGGTGCAGATAGATTAAAAATAAGTACTAAGTTATCTAAGAAAGCATTAACAGATAATAATGATAAGACTTTTGTTGAGATACTTAGGGTAAATGATGGAGAAATTCGTAAATTAGAGAGTAAACCACAATATAATCTAATTAAAGATTATTTTGCAAAAAGGACTTATGATGAATCTGGAAACTATACTGTAGATGGATTCAATATCCAAGTAGCTAATTCGTTGAATGATGGTGAATCAAATGAGGGTGTATTTTCCGCAGGGTCTACGACAGATCAGGGAAATGATCCTACTGATGATTTAATGGCAGTTAAAGTATCTTCTGGAAAGGCATATGTTAAAGGATATGATACTTATAAGCCTGGAACTACTGTAATTGATGTAGATAAACCAAGAGATGTAAGAAAGATTGAGGATGCTTTAGTTCCTTTAGAATTAGGTAATAAGATTAAGGTTAATAACGTTCAGGGGACTCCTTTTATAGGAATAAACAATGATCATACTCTTGATTTATGTACTGGTAGAAGAGCAGGTGGAACTGCTACAGCAGCTGCTGGAACTGTAATAGGAAAAGCAAGAGCATATTCATTTAGTTTAAGTGATGCTCCTTATTCAAATGCTTCTTCTGAATGGGACTTATATGTATTTGATGTTCAGACATATACAAAAGTAGAGGTAAACGCTGCATTATCTAATACTGAATTACAACCAACTTCTTATATTGAAGGATTGCATAGTGGTGCTACTGGATATTCTGTAGGATCAGGTGGTGGTTCAACTGCGATTGATATAATACAAACTTCTGGAACATTTGTTCCAGGTGAACCAATTAATATTAATGGTGATAATACTATACAAAGAACTCTTAAAGAGGTTACAGTTTATGGTATACAAGATGTTAAATCAATTTATCAGAATACTGGTGGATCTGGTGGTATATTAGATACAAATACAGTTGATTTCTCTGCTGATACTGTATTAAACAGAGTTATTCCAAAAGGATTTAATGTTACGGATCAATTAGTAATTAACTCTACTGGTATTACTAGTTGTGCAGGACAAAATTTTGCTGGTATTAAATCTGATACTATTATTAGATACCAAAGACCAAACTCTACTGATGAGGTCTTTAACAAAGTAAGATGGGTATCTCCTGATGGATTAACAATGGATCTTGATGCAGTAGCTACTGTTTCTGGTGTATGTAATGGTGCTATACCTTCTACTGGACAAGAAACAGTTTCATTTAGTGTAGGAAGACCTGGAGTTATTCAGAATGAGAATGCAGGATTGTATGCACCATTGAGTTCATCTCATGTTTCTGATATAGATTTAGCTGCGTCTACATTATTAGTTTCTAAACAGATTACTGGAGAAGGTGCTAGTGCTGTTGGGTTAATGGAAATACCAATATCATCTACAGGTATTTCTAGTGCTTTTTATGAAAATTATGATTCTGAAAGATATTCTGTACATTATTCAGATGGAACTGTTGCTGATTTAACTCGTGATCAGTTTACTTTAAATGCTGATGGAACACAGATATCTCTTACTGGATTAACAGCAAATGCTGCTAACGTTGTTGTTAATACAACAGTAAGGAAAAAGGATATTAAGAGTAAGCAAAAGAATTATGTTAGAAGTGAGAAAATAACTATTAATAAGTGTGTTTCTGCAGCATCTACCACTGGAACTGGATTAACACAAAATAATTTTTATGGACTTAGAGTTGAGGATCCAGAGATTTCTTTAAATGTACCTGATGTAGCAGAAGTTGTTGGTGTATTTGAATCTGTAGATACAAATGTACCTATGTTGGATAAACTTTCATTTGTAACTGGATTGGGATTAGATACAAATGCAGTTTTAGGTGAAAAAATAGTTGGTTCTGATAGTAATGCGGTTGCTCAATTAACTACAAGAGTATCTGCAACTGAAGTTGAAATATGTTACTTAACACCAGAAAGATTTAAGGTTGGTGAATCAGTAACATTTAGAGAGTCTAATATTATTACAAATTTACAGGATAAAACACCTGGTAGTTACTTGAATATAACTGAAAAGTTTACTTTAGATAAAGGGCAGAAAGAACAATTCTACGATTATTCTAAAATAGTTAGAAATGGTGGATTCTCTGCACCATCTAGAAAGATAACAGTTGTATATAATTGTTATAAAGTTCCATCTAATGATACTGGTGATGTTTATACTATTGATTCTTATGCTAAAGAACAATTTGATAAGCATATTCCAATATTAAAAAATGGTGTTAGAGCATCTGATACTCTTGATTTTAGACCAAGAGTTGCTGATTGGACTTTAACCACTGCATCACCATTTGCATATGGTGCTAGGAATTTTGGAACTGCTGGATCTAATCCAACATTGATTGTTACTCCTAATGAGAGTTCTTTATTAGGTTATAGTTTCTATCTACCTAGAATTGATAAAGTTATTCTTGATAA